CACGCTCAGCAGCTTCTTCCTTCAACTTGTCAACTGCACCGACAACTTGGGTCTTGACTGGCCCCGCAGCGGGGAAAGTCTCGGTAATCATCTCCGCTTGGAAGCGAATTGCTGCCTCAGTCAGCAGCGTAGAGTAGACCCCACACGCACCGTTCCAAGGCTCAGTACGCTCTTCGTACTTCATCCCCAGCACTTCCAAGCCCTTGACAAACGCATCTACCCAGTCTTTGCGACTGTTAATGTCCGTCTCAACAAGGTCGAGCAACTCTGACCCGAGTGACTGCAACTCCCCCTGCGTCATCTCTTCGGCTAAGTTAGCGTCAAACTCCTCGGTTTCACCCTCAAAGTCAAGGTCAATCTCCATGTCTCCCATGCCAATATGCACAGCTTCAGGGTCAACAATCTCAATCTCAAGACCTGGGCCTTCCTCTTCAGGGTCGAAGGGTAAAGCCGCTTTGTCAAAGTTCGTAGCCATTTGTATTCCTTAGTAGTAAGCAGCCTTGCGCCCGCCTTTGAAGTACCGTTGTTCTTCGGGGGCGTCACTGGGCAATCGTAAGAACCCGCCTTGCCTGAACCGCATAAGTGCTAGCGTTGTTGCGTCCACTAAGTCGTCGTGCTCTCCGCTGGGGAAAGCAGCAACTTCATCGATTAGCTCTTCAGCCCAACGTGTTTGCGGTATCCATACTTTTCCAGAAGCAATTATGTCAGACACCGAGTTCAAGCGAGCAATCTTGTCTTGCCCCTTAGAGGGTGTGTACTCTTGTACAGGGATGCCCATTGACCGCAACTCATAGATGAGAGGTGCGCCCGTTGCCTTCTTCTCGATGATCAACCCGTCTGGCTCCCACATCTTGTACTGTTCCAGTACGTCACGCTTTAGCTCTACCCACTCGACCCTCTTCTTGTAAGTGTCGAGTAAGATGATATTAGGCATTTCATTATCTTCAGGGTTATTAAATACCCCCCAAGTAGTGCCAGCAGAATAGTCAGCCCTATTATTTTTTTCAAATGCAGTGTCCCAGCTTTGCAGTATGTAGTCGCATTTAGGTGGGGCATCTCCCTCCCATATCTTCCACCACTCTCGCTTAACTATGGCTGACTCGTCGCCAATAGGATTCTGCTGATACTGCGCTTGCCACTTTGAATTAGGAAGTTCTTCCCTAAGCGCAGTCAATTCCTCCATTGACCAGAACTCCGGCCAAAGGGGTTGGTTACTAGGCATGATGGCAGGAAATTCAATTACTTCCCACTCCTCACCACCCCGTGAGGCAGCAGCCTTAATAACCTGCCCGGTCAAATCCCTCAACGACCAGCGCGTCATCACGATGACAATAGCTCCACCCGGCTGCAAACGCTGCCTTGGCCCGGATGTGTACCACTCGTAGACCGAATCGAAGATTTCTGGGTTGTTAGCAGCCTGTTTAGCTTCCTGTTCCGAGTGCGGGTCGTCAATAATCAGCAGGTCAGCACCCTTACCAGTCACTGTACCCCCCACACCGATAGCAAAGTAGTCGCCTCCCTTGCTTGTATTCCACCGACCGGCAGCTTTTGAGTCAACTTGCAGGCTAAGTTCGGGGAAAATCTCAGTGTAGACCTCTGAATCAACTAGATTTCGTACTTTTCGCCCGAAACCGACCGCCAATTCGGACGTATTGGACGACTGAATGACCTTTTTGTGGGGAAATTTCCCCAAAAACCAAGCTGGTAGCAGGTAAGAGGCGAATTCTGACTTGGTATGCCTAGGCGGCATGTTGATGATCAGCCGTTTTAGCTCGCCCCTGGCTACTCGCTCGAAAGCGTTCGCCATTATCTTGTGGTGCCTCCCTCCGATGAAGGTAGGCCAAGCTTTGCGCACGAAAACGTCAAACCTTTCCTGTGCTAGCTCCCTTTGCTTGAGCTTTTCCAGCCGTACAAGCTGTGCTTCCAGCACTCTAAGGTCTGCTTCAGTAAGCTGCCCCAAGATTTTGGGGATGTCCTTGAGGGAAACTGAGTCTAAGACAGAGCTACTCATCATCTTCCTCTGACTCACCCAACTCTTCTATAGGACTACCCAGATGCTTGTCCAAGTCTGAGATTGGTGTCACATCTACTACGTCCGCGTTCAGCAACCGCTTGATCCGCTCCTTAATAGAGTTCTCAAGATCGACAGATGTCTTGTGCGTGATCGTAATTTCACTGCGTTCAGTGAACAGACCTATGTCTGAGTGCTTACCTAGAAGCTCTAACGCCTTCAGTTCCACCTTTGGGTCACCGCATTGGGATAGCTCAACCAAGCGGTTAGTAACGTACAGCCGCCCCTGATGGGCGTCCTTAATTACTTGGTGGTCGTACTCCGAGAGGAGCAAATGTAGCTTGCGAGCTACGGCAGGAACTGCCAACTGCCGGGTAGTCTTGATGTCTTTGGTCCCTTTGATAAGAGCATGTGCTGCATGTTCGTCAGCATCCGTCAACTCAAACGTACCACCCAGCTCCCCTATGAGGGCAGCAGTGTTTGCAGCAACAGTGATCCTGTCCTTGTGAGTGCTAGCCTCTTCGTCGGACAAGTCAAAGGGAATAGGAAATTCCCTAGTGGGTTCAACAGTAATCATAGCGCACCGAAAGTTCGGGTACGCAAATGTACCATATTTTTCTAGCAATGCAATAGGTTCCCTTGACGGGGGGTGTTTCTATTTAGAGGGGGGTGGGTCTGCGGTAGTACGTTTTAAGAGGGGGTGGGGGGTCTTGTGCGAAACTAAATTCTCCAGAAGGTGATCGGGTGAGTGGATTAGTGTCGCTGGACTCCACCCCCACAAATGACCTAAAAAGGGGTGTCCCCCGGTGGGTAGGGTATTCCCTATCCGGGTAAACCCTAACAGGGTATCTACGCCCATGCTAACCCTATCCGGGTAAACCCTATCCGGGTAAACCCTATCCGGGTAATCACCTATGCTACCAGGACGACAGGCCACACTGCGCGACGCTGAAAACCTAACATGGTGTTAGGTTTCTCCCACGGGTTGATACCACAAGGTCGAATTGTGGTACACTCTGTTATCGGTTGCGTTGCAGCCGATCAGCCCCCGACTGTTTCGGGTTTGTTTTGGAGAATGCCTCATGGCACAAGTCACCAAGAAAATCACCGCTACCGGCGCTACCGTCATCACCACCACCGCCACCACCGCCACCACCGCCACGGTCAACCCGATGACGGTCAACCCGATGACGGCCATCATTGCTTCGATGATGCCGACCACCACCACCACCGCCACGGTCAACCCGATGACGGTTGACCCACTGGCTGCGGCACGGAACACCTTTGCTCTTGCGATGGGTGATGGCGACAAAGCATCACAAGGTTTCGCCAATACCTACGCCGCAGTGTTGAATGATGCGATGCCCGAGGGCTGGTACTTAATCGTACCCGCATCAGATAAATCCCCCGAAGGGATTAAGGTTAGAAGGGAACAGAAGGCATGCTACGCCGCGCTGAAAGGCGCGGGACATTCAAACCCTTCGGTTGCATGGTCACAAGTACGCAAAGCTGCGGTTAAGCTCGCAGTCGGGTCGGTCGAAGAAACCGAAGAAGAAAAAGCTGAAAAAGCTGCTAGCAAGAAGACAGTTTACGAAAAAATTCAAGCTAACCTTGCTAGCATCATCACGAAGCTCGGGAATTGTGACGCTGATCATGCTCCCGAAATCAAGGCATTGGCTCAGATTGTCAAAGCTTTGCCAGTTAAGTAAGTAAACCCGGCGCGGCCGTTAGCGGCCGCGCCATCATAGGAAAACTACCATGTTGTACTTGCTTTGCTACGTTGGATTTTTTGTCGTGATCGTCGCCATCGGGTTTTCAGTCTTCAAGGAGTGGTAATGATCATACGATCGAACGGTTTTGCTTTTTGGGTCTTGCTATTGGCCGCATCACCCTTTCAATGGTGTCGGCCACTTTTCAAGCTTCGCATCGAAGCTTGTCGGGTCGGTACCGACACTCAATCGTTCTGTCGGGTTTTTTGGGGATAACCCGATAGCCTGAGCCTATCGCCCGCTTCGGCGGGCTTTTTTTCGCCTGGACTTTTCCCGCTTCGGCGGGCTTTTTTTCGCCTGGACTTTTCCCGCTTCGGCGGGATTTGATGCC